GGAAATTGTCTCTCTGGAACCAGAAGATTGACAAATCCTAAATAAAAACTTATAATGTTAAGATTCACAACAATGTGGATCTTTTTTATTATGAGACTTTGATTTTGATTTAGAGCCGTGGGCGCTGCCCCTGAGAAGGGGAACTTCTCCTTTGCCTATACGGATGTAGAGTTCAATTAATTTTAATGCTTTTTAAAACACTTTCAATTATTGCTATTGCCACTGCAGGACTAGCACCCCTTCAAGCAAAAGCAGCGAGCGGATGTTCCCTCGCATCACATTATGGAATTGGTGATGGATATCACGGGCAGACAACTGCTAATGGCGAAAGATACAATGCTTATGGTAAATCAGTAGCACATAGATGGCTTCCTTTTGGAACTAGATTGCGCGTAACCAATCAATCAAATGGCAAGTCTACAATTGTGCGTGTTAATGATCGCGGTCCTTATATCGCGGGTAGAGACCTTGACTTGTCTTATGGTGCATTCTCTACTATTGCTTCACCCAGTCAAGGTGTTGCTAGGATTTGTTACTCGCGGGTATAATGATCTGAAAAATTGAATAATAAATAGAGGAGAGCGATTGCTACTCCTCTTTTTTTATGTTTAATTTTAATTTCGGAAAGAAGAGACCTGACAAAAAGCAGATCGTCCTTATAAGCGTCGTATTGGGTGTCATGGTAGCAACTCTCTCCCAATGCACTGGAGCGCCCCAGGAGCGCCTCTGGGACCTCCTAGACGAGGCACAGAGGGTTCTGTTCCCAGGCACCATAATCAACGATGTGCTGCTGCAGGACCCTGCTGTGGTGGGTAGGAGAGTTCATAGAGATGTGGATAGAGCGATTGCAGAATATGAACGCTTGACAAGAGACTCAAATCCACCTAGAGTACCTTTGCCGCGGTTGATAGAGAAGGCTCTAGATACTTCTAAGTGTTATACTGAAGAGTGTAAGAAACTTGGGGGGGAAATGAGACTTTGTTCACCTTGGGTAGATGGATGCTTAGACAGTTCTACAACTGACCTAAGTAAGTAGACAAAGATTCTGAATCAGTGTATTATTAAAAGGTGGTTGAGAGACCACTTGACAATCAAACTCAAGTCTGGTATGATTGTCTCATGAGCAACAGAGGTCCAAACTCTGTGTAAGTCTCACCCCTCCTATGCCTCTCAACGATGCACAAACCTGGAGGACTATGGGTTAGTAGCTCAGATGGATAGAGCAATTCACTTCTAATGAATTGGTCGGGGGTTCGAGTCCCTCCTAACCCGTTGAAGAGTAATCTTCATACATAAAAGTGATAGAGGGTAAGTCACTGTTATATCCTTATGAGGTATATTACGCTTACTCCATCTTGCCCTTGTATTCCAACGGTAGAGAAGGTGGACTTAGAATCCATACAGTGTAAGTTCGAATCTTACCAGGGGCACTTGACAATCAAACTAAAATAGTTTATGATTGTCTTATAAGCGAATGTGGTGTAGCGGTAACATCCCATCCTTCCAAGTTGGTGTCACGGGTTCGATCCCCGTCATTCGCTCTGAACCATAAGGTTCTATAAATAGTGGTAGAACAATAAAACTTCTACCAAATGACAAAAGAAACTAGAACGTATGCTGATCGTAGAGAAGCAAATAAAGCAAGCGTCATCAAAAGACGTAAGCAAAACAAACTTCTTCTAGTAGAATATAAAGGTGGTAAGTGTGAACGTTGTGGATATAATAAGTGTATCGCTGCCTTAGAGTTCCACCATCTCGATCCCGCTACCAAGGAATCCAAAAACCTTGGAACCACTGTTGCCATAGAAAAACAAAAAGTAGAAGCAGATAAATGTATTCTTGTATGTGCTAACTGCCATCGAGAAATACACGATGAACAACGTAATGGGGTGTAGCTCAGCGGTAGTAGCGGGATGCTGTTAACATCTAGGTCGCAGGTTCGATCCCTGCCGCCCCAGTTGGAAGGTCTGGAAATATTCGGGTCTTCCTCTAAATCCTAAGTTCGCTTAGGTCGGGGACTTGATCACCCCCGCTCGTAGGTGCCAAAACCTCTCCTCAGTCCTAGTATTCTGTGTCTGGGTGAATGTCAAGAGTGGAGACATAGGTAAAGTCTCCAACGCCTACCACATCCTCTGGTAGTCTATTGGTAAGGACAAGCAGACAATGCATTTGGAAACTAGGTTCGATTCCTAGACAGAGGACAACGGGAGCATAGCTCAGCGGTAGCAGCGTCTGCTTTACACGCAGAATGTCGGGGGTTCGAATCCCTCTGCTCCCACTTGCATAAATACTTCAAAAAAGTATAATGGAAAAACTTTATAAACTCTTGAGTGATGCTCAGTCGTCACTTTTTGTATTATTCCATAAAACTTGGGCATTTCATTGGAATGTAGTTGGTGAAGATTTCACTCAACTCCATCAACTCTTTGGTGGTCAGTATGAGACTATGTTTGAAGAGATTGATCGTCTCTCAGAACATATGCGTTATTTAAATGTAAAACCTCTCAGTTCTCTCTCTAGAATGCTTGAGGTAACTCAGATTAAAGAAGCAGCAAGTTCAACTGGAGCAAAAGAAATGCTTCAAGAACTTCTAGATAATAATACCAAGTTTTGTGAATTGATGGTAGAGATTTCAGAGGAGTCTGAAAATCAAAAGTCATATGCTACAGCAAATTTAGTTCAAGATTTAATGGAATCCCACGGTAAATTTGTTTGGATGTTAAGATCTCACTTACAATGAATAGGATGAAGAATAATGATTTCAATAAGATGCAAAGATTGCAATAAAGAATTAACAGGACACCCATCAAAAACAGTTACTTGTGGGTGTCCTAATATGGCAACAATTCGTGGAGATAAGATTTCAGCACTTGACTTATCTCGTATTGTTATGCTAAACTCTTTAAAAGAAAATTCAAAAACAAACGTGTTAACCTCTCAAGATATTGCTTGGCAGGAAGCACGTAGACAACGCAAAGTTCGTCGTTTGGATTTTGAGATTCGCTAAATCTCCTACTGGAAGCGTGGCCGAGTGGTTTATGGCAGTTGTCTTGAAAACAACCAACGTTAATAGCGTTCGTGGGTTCAAATCCTACCGCTTCCGTTTTAAGTTAAGTTACAAATTTAACAATTTCTTCAACAGTGTTAAGATATCAACACAAAAAGTTGATTGCGAAATACCTGTGATTATTATATAGTAGTATCACGGGGACGAACCGATGGATCAACACACCTACGATAATTGGGTGAAGATCAAAGCAACTTTTGAATCTTCTGGGAACACAGATAATATGTTCTACAAAAGAGCAGTTGAAATCGTAAAAACCCGAAGAGACCCTCTTGCAAAATTTCTTGGCGATGAAAAATGATGCACGAACAAGAAGAATTTATCACACGTTCTGAAGTTCAGGAGATGATTGATGCAGCAATACGACGACACAACCGTAATGCTTCTATCATTAGTATGTGCGTCGGTTGGGTGGTTCTTGCTTTATTTGCTGAGGGACTTTTAAGATTAGTTGGGGTTATTCCACCTTTACTTCCATTTCTCAAGATTACTTTGAACTAATGGCAACAATTACAGAAGAAGATTTACAAAAATTAAACCAAAGAGTTCTCCAACAGAAAATGGATGAACTCTTTGAAGAACCATCTACTTACGAGGATGAAGAAGATGATTAGAACAATAATATCAGCAATTCTTCTTTTTTCCTCCATTGGTCTTTTTATACATTGGGGACTTACACACGCATATCCAGAGGTTTTATGAAAGTTGGATTAATTGGTCTAGGTAGAATGGGCGAAGGTATGTCTCGCCGTATGATGAAAGCAGGTATTGAAGTATGGGGTTATCGAAGAAATTATGAAAAGGCACAGGAGGCATTTGAAAAAGGATATATCAATGGCATTACAATTGACATTGAAAATCTTGTTAAAGTAGTTAAGCATAACAATAAAGGTGGGAAACAACCAGGAATTTTTCAGATGGTTGTACCCGCAGAAACCGTAGAGGAGACAATCAATGAGTTACTACGATATTGTAGTGAAGGAGATATTATTATTGATCATGGCAATAGCAATTTTAAGGACAGTAGGAAGAGAGCAGAACGCCTGGCAAAACTTGGTATCCAATACATTGATTGTGGTACTAGCGGTGGTGTTTATGGTGTGGATCGTGGATACTGTCTTATGGTTGGTGGCGGAAATACTGCGGTCGCCACTTGTGCAAGCATTTTTGATGCCCTCGCTCCAGGAATCATCGCTGCCCCAAGGACTCAATTTAACTCAGACGTAACCTCTGCTGAGTTTGGGTGGTTACATTGTGGTGGTCCAGGTGCAGGACATTTTGTGAAGATGGTTCATAATGGTATTGAATATGGAATGATGCAAGCATACGCAGAAGGATTTAACATTATCAAGAATGCGAATGCAGGTGCTAAGTATGTCAAAGAAGGAGATGCTGAAGTTGCTCCAATGGCAGACCCAGAAAGTTATTGCTATGATATTGATGTTGCTGAAGTTGCTGAGTTATGGCGTCGCGGTAGCGTGGTTGGCAGTTGGTTACTCGATCTTACTGCTGATGTGCTACGCAGGGATGGTATCCTTAAACAGTTCTCTGGAGGCGTATCCGACAGCGGTGAGGGTCGTTGGACTGTTTCTGCCGCTGTGGACCTGGGGGTTCCCGCTCCTGTTATTACTGCTGCATTATTTGAAAGATTTAACTCACGCAATCTCGGATCATTCGGAGCAAAAATCTTGAATGGTATGCGTTATATGTTTGGTGGACATCATGTTAGGTAAAGCACTTATTTTTGTTGCTATTCCTTTTGTACTGACTACACTGTATTTCGGAACACGAGGAGGGTACTATGATTCCGAAGACTATAAGGGAAATGGAACCGCGCATTAAGCAAAGATATAATTTTGCAATGTCGGCATTTTCTAGAATGCTTGGAGTAAGGTCTGCTGCTAATGATATACATATTAAACAGTTTTGTATTGAATGGTCCACTTGGGATGTTACTGCTCCTTTACAAGGACTTGACGAAGTAGACCAATACCTGTATTATGAATACAAGAACTGGAGGGGAAGATGATTTTCCACTTGGTCGAAACACTAGCAGCAAGTCCCTTCTTTCTTTTTCTTTGTGGATGTGGGTTGACAATTGTACCATTTGCTGGTATTATGTTTATACATAGAAACAAACTCCCATAAATATTTGGGAACACATTAAGTATTCCCAAATGGAAACGAGAGTATGTAAAAAATGTGGAAAAGAAAAACTCCTAAACTTGACAGAGTTTCCATCTTCTGGTAATATAAATGGAGTTCAATATTATAGACATAAGTGTATTCCTTGTTATTCTAAACAAAAACTCCAAGAGAGTTCTTTAAGAATAGAAATCC